ACACTTGTCGATATAATAAACATCATGCATCAGAACGACTGAACGCGCCTCTAAGAAAAACTCCTACTAATATTCCTGTAGTTGATTTTTTTGATCCACCACAATGTATGCCAGACTATTGTAAGACAGAAGATACTGTCAGTGCGTATCGTCATTACTACATAAATGAGAAAGCAAGTTTTGCAAAATGGAAGAATGCAAAAATACCGGAGTGGTTTAATGTCGGAGCAGCCGCATGATTTTATTTCCAAGAGAATAGAGAAGACAGAGAGACAGATTCTGTCATACATAGATAAACTAAACAAAAAATATTCTTTTGACGATCTAAATAAAACTGAAAAACTAAAGGGACAACTCAAGATGTTGGAGTTGATTTTTTGTCATATGCATAGAAAGATAAAAGAACTAAACAAAGAATTAGAGGGTAAAAAGTAATGCCAACATATACATTTTTCAATGAATTATCAGGAACAGAATATGATGAGTTCATGTCTATTTCTGACATGGAAAAAATGATGAAGGAAAACCCACATGTTAAACGAGTGTGGAATCCTGATTGTGCTCCTGCTTTGGCTGGAGATCATCTTATGGGCGTGGGTCCAAAGAATGATGAAGGATTTAAAGATGTGATGAGAGGTATTGCTTCCAAACATCCTGACTCACCAATGGCAGATAAGTATGGTAGTGGTAAGAGCACTAAAAGATTACAAGCTGAAAACATCTACAATAAACACAGGAATAGAAAATAATGTCTTCTAGAAAAGTTGCTAAAGATATTGTACAATCTAGTTTGGTTGATATCAAACCTATTACTGACAATCAAAAAATTGTCTTTGATTCGTGGAAGAAAGATAAACATCAATTTTTGTATGGTGCGGCAGGAACTGGTAAAACCTTTGTGTCTTTGTATCTTGGTTTGAGAGATGTTTTGGATTTGAAGACACCATATGACAAGGTGATTCTGGTCCGTTCTTTGATACCTACCAGGGAGATTGGTTTTCTGCCTGGAGATGAAGAAGATAAGGCTGCACTGTATCAGGTGCCATATCAGAACATGGTTCGTTGGATGTTCAAGATGCCAAATGAACAGGCATTCAACAATCTGTACGATAAACTGAAATCACAAGGTTCTTTGTTCTTTTTGTCAACTTCTTTTCTTAGAGGGTTGACATTTGACAATAGTATTATTATAGTAGATGAATGTCAGAATTTAAATTTTCATGAGCTCGATACTATTATTACAAGAGTAGGACAGGATTCAAGGATTGTTTTCTGTGGAGATTTCAATCAATCAGATTTACAAAAAACAAATGAGAAAAATGGTCTGTACAATTTCTTGCACATTCTACAAGAGATGGAAGAATTTAATTGCATGAAATTTGATATCGGTGACATTGTTAGATCTGGGTTCATAAGAAGTTACATTATCAACAAAATAAAGATGGGATTTCATGGAGAATAAGATTTATATTAAGCCATCCCAGAAGGATTGGCCGATATTTCACATGAAGTCTCCCGTAAAGATTAAAAATCTACGGGGAAGTAATGTTGATGCATTCAATCAAGAACTGGAGAATGACATTAGAGACTCTGGTGATAGATTGCAAGGTGCCACTGCTGCAAAATGTTATATGACACAATGGGATATGCATCAAGAATATGATTCTTTTAAGAAATTAGGTGAATTGGTAATTAGTCTTGCCAAGACAGTGCCACTTGCAAATGCAACAAATCAAAATGGTGACCCCAGACAATATGACTATGAAGTTGTAGACAGTTGGGGGCTCATTTATGAGAAAGGACAATTTACAAAATCACACCAACATTGGCCACACACCTGGAGTTTTACATATTGTGTAAAGGGTTGTGACAGTTGCGCTCCGTTAGTTTTTAATGATGCTGGTTCCTGGGGTGATGTTGATCGTCCATTCATGGTAACACCAAATGCTGGTCAAGTAATTCTTTGGCCTGCGTGGTTATATCACTCTGTGCCTGAACAAGAATGTGATCATGAGAGAATAATGGCAGTTGGTAATTTAACAGTGGACTGGGAAAAAAGTGTGATTCCAGTTACAGAACATAAACTAACGCAACCACCAAAAGGAGAAAATAACTAGTGCGAGTATTAAGATACTTGAGAAATTTATTTAATTATAATTATCGGAGACAGAAAGAAATAACGGCGTATCTATCAAAATCAGTTGATTTGGTAGATCTAGAACATAGACAGAAAAAATTAGCAAGAAAGAGGATTTACTAATGGCTTACAATTTATCGTCAAGATCAAAAAGTCGCCTAGAAGGCGTAGAGGAAGATTTGGTTAGAGTTGTTGAACGTGCTATCGAGTTGACAGAAGTTGACTTTGGTGTGATTCAAGGACTTAGAACAAAAGAAGAACAAGAAGCATTGGTTGCTAAAGGTGCTTCTAAAACTATGAAGTCAAAGCACCTAGAAGGTAAGGCTGTGGATTTGATGGCATACATCAATGGTCGCGGTTCTTGGGAACTGAACGTGTATGATGAAATTGCAGATGCGATGAAGGCTGCTGCGATTGAGTTGGACGTTGGCGTTCGTTGGGGCGCTGCGTGGAGTGTGTCTGACATTCGTGAGTGGGATGACACTATGGAAGAGGCTATGCTGAGTTACGTTGACCTTCGTAGGTCACAGGGTCGCCGTCCGTTTATTGATGCACCACATTTTGAGTTGATTTCGTAAATGGCTGAATTTGATCATGTAGATATGTCGTGGTATCTTACGGCAGATTTGAAAACAAAAAACATCAATGGTAGAAGATTCTATGTAACACCAAAGGGATACTATCCATCGATTACGACTGTGCTCTCGGACCGTAACAAGAAAGGACTGTTTGAGTGGCGTAAGAGAGTGGGTGAGGATGTTGCAAATCATATTGCAAGAAAGGCAGCTTCAAGAGGCACCAAGGTTCACCATATGTGTGAGGACTATCTGAACAACAAGGATATCTCACATCATAAAAAAGATTTTCTACCTTGGTGTCTCTTCAATGAAATGAAGGATAAACTGCTTTGTAATATAAATAATATACATGCACAGGAATGTGGTTTGTATAGTGATAAGTACAGAGTTGCTGGTAGAACAGATTGTATTGCAGAATACAATGGTGAACTATCAATCATAGATTTTAAAACTTCCACTAGTGAGCGCACAGATTCATGGAATGAAAATTATTACATTCAAGGTGCTGCATACGCTGAGATGTTTGGTGAGAGAGCGGGAATACTCGTTGATCAAGTAGTGATACTTGTAGTTACTGAAGATGGAACAACACAAGAATTCATAAAGAAAAAACACGATTATCTTCCAATGCTTACTGAATCTATACACAGATGGGAAGAGAAAAATGAAATACCTAATTTTAACATTGACAATGATATTGGGGTTGCTACTGCCTGATATTGCAAATGCTCAAACAGTGCCACGTAATGTTATACCTTGGCCTGGAACACCACAAACACCACAAAAACCACAAGTTCATGAATGGACTCCTGGCGAAATAGTTAGAACTGTTTTTCTTTGCAAAGATGAAGAAACGATAGAAAAGTTAGTCTATGCTGATAAAGAATCTAAACAGGGCACCATATTGGCATTGAGAGAAATGATAGGTTTGGGTGTTTGTCTTGTGTTGCCACAGCCTGCGCCATTTGTGGTAAAAGATTTAGTTTCTGAATACGTGGATCATAGTAAGATTGATAGTGTTGTCGCTAAAGTAGAATTAGATACTGGTAATGGTATAATTGAAGGATATACTATCGTTTCAGGTAAAATAAAACCTGCTATTTGAGAAAAAAACTATTGACAGAGGGGTAGGATTCTAGTATACTGTATTTATGGTTGTAAGAAGTGAACTGGAGGCATTGCGGACGGGAGTTCGATTCTCCCCAGCTCCACCAAAGGTATTTCTCACGAGATATCTTTGGGGGGCTGACAAGGTTTCGACGTGGTGAAAGAAGGGGAACAGACAACTCGACAGGCGAATGTCGTAAAACTAGCAAACTAAAGTAAACGCAAATGACGATTACTACACTGAGGACTTTGCGCTAGCTGCGTAGACCTTCACGGGGCATGGGCACCGCCTTGTTACTCAACGGGCCCATTTAAATTGTCATGAATAGGAGAAAATTTATTATGACTACTAAGACTCAGACACAGAGTGTCATCAATGCACTGGAAAACGGTGCAGAACTAACTGCCAAGCAAATCACTGCTCGTTATGGTGTGAAGAATGTTCGTGCAGTTATCAGCAAACTTCGTTCAGAGGGTTATGCTATTTTCCTCAACAAACGCGTATCGTCTTTTGATGGTGAGACGTATATGAAGTATCGTCTTGGTACACCGACTCGTGCAACTGTAGCCGCTGGTTACGCCGCACTGCGCGCTGCGTAAAACTTAATAAGGATTGGCTTACCTTTACCCAACAAGCCAACTCAATGAGGCATGGCCCACCTTTACCCAACGGGCCTTTTTTATAGGATACAATGATGCCACTGAAAACCGCAAAGACTTTCTCTATGAATATAGAGAAAATAGTTTTAGAGAAAAATATTACTCATATGGATGCAGTTCTTTGGTATTGTGAACAAGAGAATATTGAACCAGATACTATTAAAAGACTTATTTCTAAATCTCTCAAAGAGAAGATTGAGGCAAATGCAAGGGAATTAAATTTCCTACCAAAACACGCTCAATTACCTATCTAAAAGGTATTGACATTCCCACTTAAATTTAGTATTATTAACACTGTTACATTCACATAGGAGAAAAGAGTGACTGACGTGACTGACGTAACTGACCGAGAACGGTCTGAAACTGTTTCTGGTCGACCCGAAGACGTCCGG